TTCTGCTTAAATTGAAATCCGCTTGCAGTCAGATCAATATAAGATCCACCATCATCTGTACCCGTTCCGCCAGCGACAATGCGGCCAAACAACATACCACCGCCTACGCCAGCGTGATATTCTTCAACTGCAACGACCTGCCCGATCTGAAACCATGTTGCCGCCTTTAAATCGGCAATAGTTGCAAACTTGTTTGGAAACTCGTTATTATTTGAATCGTACTCAGCGCCAGTAATCGGCCTGCCAAGTCCTGTATGTCTTACTAATGCCATTTATCAAGCCCCCGTGTACATTAGAAACCGCACTGTGTAGAACGGTGCAGTGTATGAAAAAGTGTCGTTAACCGCGTGGTCGTGGTCGCCTGAATTTTCGCTGTGATACGTCAACACAGGTTCATATGGATCACCTGAAGGGCTTATCTGGCTACCCACGTGATTGTGTGAGTTTCGTGTGTCTGTTAACCCGCTGACTGATACTGTATTGTCGCCAGTTGTTGTGTCAATGTTAGAGCCTGATGCAAACTCGATGTATTTCCCGTTTAGGTCTGGAGTATCGTTTGTGCCGTCGCAGTCAACCCAACCAGCAAACGACGATGTCAGCGTAGTAGCAACAATCATGCCCGGCTGTACAGTGAAGTCTTCAGCGCCCGAGTACATATACAGCCTATGCCTAAGCATTTTTGGCGTAATCGTAGCTGTTAGTTGATGTGTATGGTCTTGGTTTTGCAGATAATCAAAGTTATTTGACGGAGGGTACGGTATTAGCGTATCTCCGCTAAGCCCGTGATTGTGCCCGCCGTTTGCAGCGGTTGTTATATATTCAATCTTTGACTGTGCGCCTGTATTAGCCCAGTCTGACGCAGCTTTAAAAACCCTTCCTATGAACGTGCTGACTTGGTCAATATCAGGACTATTGATCGCCTGATTAGAAAATACGCCGCAGTTGTTTGGAATAAATGATACCGATCCTGACCCTTTGATGATCAGCTTAGATTCACGCGATAACGGCTGAACAACAACGCCTGTTTTGCTGTACGTGTGAGCATGGTCGCCTGTTGTGATTTGCGCGTCATCCACCGGGTAAAACTCATTAACGCCCGGTTCGCTAGACTTGCGTACATAGAATGGTATATTGCCAGAGTGCGCGCCGTTTATTGTAGTTGTTCCGTTAATATCAATCGTTGCTGATCCGCCAGAAACGCCAGCACCTGCTCCGTTACTGCCTAACAGATACTTGTCATTAGCAGCGGCAAACTCAGACCATCCAGCCGGAACCAAGCCAGACAGCATAGGCAATATCATCCCCTCTTGTATCTGACCCGTTGACGCCGGAGGTGTAACGGAATCAGGATATGCATACTCATCGTAACGCGAACAGTGAACGCGATATCGGCCTATGTCGATAAGCTCAACACCAGTTACCCGAACCTCTTGAATGATTTTTTGTCTATCGCTAAGCAATAGTATAACGTCGCCAACTTGCGTTAGGACTTCTACATCAAACCCTTCGTATGAATATGTAGTGCTAAGCTGTCCGCGACGTAGCCTAGACTCTGCTTTTCGGTTTGCTTCGTCTTCAGTGAACACGCCTTCCATAACAACAGACGACAACACCCGTCCAACACCGCCTCCAACGTCTGGAAACTCGCGTGTGATCGTAGGTTGAGGCCATGCACCAACGCCGCCAAGCGGTTTGGTGTAGCGAAACTCCACGACGGTAGGAGAGTTAGTTATAGACCCGACGTTTACTGATATGTTGCCTACAACGTCATCGTCTGTTATGAATTTAGATACAGCTTCTTTCGTGTCCGGCTTTATGCGTATTTCGTCGCCTTCTTCAATGACAAAGCACTCTGCATACTCACCTATAACCATAGTCCATTCGCGTGATTTTCGAGGCGTTCTAATATCAAGGCCAAGCTGACAGCGCTTAACACCGTTGAACTCTTCGTCGCAGAAGTTCGCGCACTCCTCAATACCGACAACGGTCTTTCCTTCGCCGTAAACCGTGCTCGATATAAAGTTAGCTAGACATAGAGCGGTATTTGTGCTGTACTGAGTTAATCCGGTTCGTGGATCGTAAACTTTACGGCCTTTCATTGTAACTGAAAACTGAGGCGCAGATGCAATGCCTGAAGTTCCGACGGGGATAACTATTACGCTATAAACAACCCCTTTAAGATCATCAGCATAGCCAGCTATGTTAGCGGCTAGCGTAGGATCTGCGGTTTGTGTCTCGGTTCCTAGATAATGCGTTACTGTGACACCTGCATAGGTGCTGCTTAGCTCACCATTGATGTATAGCGCCTCAATCTCTTCGCACTCTTGCCAAGCCCAAGACACAGCGTATATATCGTTAACACCGTCATTAACCGGAGTTGCCGCCCAAAACCCGCCACTTAGCTGATTACGCCCGTATACAATAGGTAGCGTCTGGTTCTGTCCATTGATCGTAACCTTGCGCCGCGGCTTCTGTATATCATTAATCCGCGAAGCAGCGAGCTTATTGCCGCCATTCTGAATCCGGCTTACCCATGCGGGTAACGGCAATGCCATTAGATGATTCTCCGAGCTGTGAGATGGTACGTCACGTTGTAAATATCAGGCCCCTGCCTATCAATACTAGGCAAGTCAATGAAATAACCGCTATACGTGTTACCGCCATCATGAACGTATTGAAACGTAACGTCTAACGACTCGTTAGCTCGATAAAAATCGTCCAATTCCTGCATTTCTGATTCACTAAGAAGCAGATATACAAGCTCAAACTCAAAGCGCTGATCAGCGTAAGCCGCAGTGATCCGAGGTTTTCCACTTTGCGCATACGACAGCGTTCGACCGCCGCGATTGACAGGAGTTCTGCTTGATGATCCGTCTTGATTAAACTTAACTGGAATGTCTGCCATAATTATTCTATTACCAAAGTTTCATTTCCTAATTCTACCACAGTGCCGGACGCTGGCAGGTGGTTGAATAACGGTGCAGTCATTCGCTGCCTAGGGCTGAATGTCGTGTCAATGTTTATTCGTTTTGCAGTTAGTTTTGGCGCAGGTGACGCAGCACCTTGCACCGAGTCAAACTCGCCTTTGAACAGCTTAAACGTGTTAACCACTTCAAGCGGTATTACTGATTCAGTCTCGAATACGCCGGGTTCAAACACACCGGGTTCAAAAACTCCCCAGTTGTAATATTGAGACGGTTTTATTATTGCTATCCAAACCTCAACCTCAGCGCCTCGGTATTCTGCTAACTGTAGAGATGTAGTCAGACTGTAATCTGAGTTGTCAAGTGTGAAATTAAACGTCTGCCAGTCTGTAGCTCCGCCTATATCTATGCCGCCACTAATCCAATCTTGGCCTAGCGCTGTAAGGCTGGCACCAGTTGAGTTATACAACTGATCGCCGTATTCCGATTTAATCAAATAGACCGGATACGTTACCGTCTTGTTTAGCTGTTCGTTAGTCTCTGTATTGCTAGTTAGCATATGTCGATTCCGTTCCTTGTGAGAAGTTGATTGACCGCAACTCTTGAACGTATTCAGCAAACATATCTACAGCGCTAGTGAATTTATCAGCGTTTTGCGCCATCGCTTCGGCACTAGCAGAAAACGCCTCTGCACTGCTTAGATTCTGCGTCTCTTGTTCTATTAGCTCGTCTGTTCTTCTACTAGCGTCATCTCGAACAGACTCAAGCGCAGAAGCAAACTCCTCGCCAAGCCGGTTACGTTGCGACTCATCAAGCAAACCCCATGCGCGCTGAGATAGTGCGGTGTACTCGTTGACAGCTTTCGTGATCTCATCAGGATCTGTAAGCGATAATATTGATGCGCCTAACTCGTCAGCAGTGCCTTTCAGCTTTTTATAAAGCTCATCATCTGCAAGCATGTCTTCACGAACAGACGTAGCAAAGCTTGACAGTCCAGCAATTGCGCTAAACGTGCCGTTGATCGACGCAATAAACTCTTGCATATCAGCGGATGCTTGCTGAATGGCACGGCCAAACGCCGCCTCGAACGTCTCGCCTTCGAGCGCGTTATCTCTGAATGATTGCTCTAATTGATCGAGCGTCTCGCCAAAAAACTGACCGGCCGTGTAGATTGCTTCTAAACCTGTGCCAATACTATCAGTTGTTTCTAATAGGCTCTCATAAGGAGACAGATCAAAACCAGCAAGCTCAGCAAACTTAGATGCAGCTTCGTTCAGCACTTCTGTAGCATCAGACCCGCTTACCACGAACTCAGCCGCCGCTTCATTCATATCTTTTGATAGACTGGTATCAATGCCAAGTTGAGAATAAAGTATTCTTACCCCGTCACGACCGCCAACGGTTGACTGAACACCACCCGCTAGAGTCTGACCGGTGTCAGATTCAATCACGCGAACCAGCGACGCGATAGAGTTAGACATGGCAGTTGCAGCGTCTAGGTTATCTTGACTGAATTTATTGCCGGTCAGTCCGCTATATGTTAGATTACCGGTTGATAAGCTTAACGCTTGAGATTGTGTCTTATCCGAAGGCTTTTTAAACATGCCAGCAAGCGCGCCTATCACGCCCAGCCCGCCAGCAAGCCAAGGCATGGCGCTAGTAAACAGCGAGCCTGCGCCAGTCAATGATGATGCAGTACTAGCAACGCCGGTAGTTAGCCCGTACTGTGATGCAAGCTGAGCGCCTCCTAAAGTACTAAGACCAAGACCTTGACCCATTCCTGACATAGCGAACGAGTTAGCTAGACTGCCTATGCCTCCGGCCCCACTGCTGAACAAACCAGTTCCGCCAGTAGGCGCACCGGGCAATCCGATACCACCTAGAAGCGGATTGACTACTTTGTTCTGAATGAATGACGATGCTATCTGCTTAGCAATGCTAGTAGCAACACTACCTAGGCTTTCAAAGTCCATGATCACATCAGTGATATTGTCACTGATTGATTCAAACGTGCGCTCGTATTCTCGCTCTAGTCGCTCAGCTTCCTTAGCCGCTTCAGCCTGCGCTTTCTTGAACTCTTCAGCAGCAACCTTAGCCGCTTCTTGCTCTTCTGTTAGTCGTGCTAGTTCTTCGGACTCTGCTTCAATAGCAGTAGCTAGTTCAGTGCCTGCAACCGTTGCCGCTACTTTAAGGGCGTTGTATTGCTTAATCTCAGAAGATGATTTGCCGAACATGGCCACTTCATCTTTCAGAGATTCAAGGTACGCTTTCGCTGATTTGGTTAGATCTCTTGTGGATTTAGTTGACGATGTTGTAACAACCTCATCTTCTTCTTTTGCTTTCTTTAGTAATTTATATTGATTACCAACTGACTCAAGCGCGGCTTTTAGCGCTGTATGTTTTTTTGCAGCATCACCAGCGGCAGCGGCTGTTTTTGCTGTTTGTACGCCAACACCTCCAAGCAAGCCTACTGAATTAGCAAATGCATCGCTAGCCTCTTTAGATTCAGACATTTTTGTCTCAACCTTTTGAAGCTCAATTGCAAGCCTAGTCATCTCATTAACCAACTGTGCTTCGCTAAGCGTCTTATAAGCGCCTGATAGGTTTTTAACCTCTTTTGCAACACGCTTTGATGCATACTCCGCTTGAGTTGCGCCTTCGGAATACATGTACATGCTAGTTGCAGCAATTGCTAGTATTCCGACTGGTCCGCCAAGAAAGGATACGGCTCTACCTAGTGCTGTGGTAGCTGTTGTTAGTATTCCTGTTCCAGCGGTTGCAGCAGCCATTGCTGCGGTTCTTCTGTTTGTTGCAGCAGCAGCCGCCAACTCAGCACCTATATTCGCTTGGTTAGCTTTCGCTAACGCTGTTCTTGCTGCTTGATATCCGCTAGTTATACCGAACTGCAATTGTATTGCGCGCATATTTTTAACGCGAGCCTCTGTTTGGGCTAAGATAGCAGCCGTGTTTCTTGCGTTAAGCACTGCCTCTTTTTCAGAAGCCGCAGCGTCCGCCAGCTCAGCTTTCGCTTCAGCGGCAGCAGCGTTGGTATTAGCAACCCTTGCGGCAGCGGCAGCATACAAAGACCCAGCAACCTTTACCCCGTAAACCGATGCTAATACTGTGCCTACAGCAACTAAGCCGTCCATGTTCTCGGATAGGAATACTATGGAGTCGCCAAGACCAGAAACCGATGATGATATGGTTTCGTTAGTCCCTACGAACTCTAAGAGATTGTTTCTTGCTTCAGCTATATTGCCAGCAAATGACGCGACTGCCTTTCCGAAATCGTTCTCTATTGAATCAGCAGCGCCCTTAAGTGCATTAACAACTATCTCGGCAGTAATTCCACCTTCAGCAGCAAACTCCCTTAGTTCGCCAGTCGTCATCTTAAGCGAGTCGGCAATGGCGCGCATTATGCCCGGAGCAGCCTCTGATACGCTGTTAAACTCATCGCCTCGTAATGTGCCAGACGCCAATCCTTGCGATAGCTGAGTAATAGCAGCCGACGCCTCTTCAACAGTCGCCCCGCTTGTAGCAAACGACTGGTTTATAGTCGTTACAAGGCCGAGTAAATCAGACTGACTTAGGTTGAGTTCAGTAGTTGAACGAGCAAGACGCGAGTACAGAGTAGAAGTGGCTTCAAACGATGAGCGAGTACCGTTTGCGACTTTCATCAACTCTTCTGTAACGTCTGCCAGCTCTTCTGTAGAGCCAGTAACCATTCTCAGCTGGTTTTGTGCGCCAGTCCAAGCGTCTGAGTATTGAACGATTTGCGACACAGCCGTACTGCTAGCGAGCGCAGTAATGACGGACGTCATATTAATAAGTGATGAAGTTGTATCTCTTGCAGCGGCAGTTGATCTATTTAAGCTATTTACAAAATCGCCATTAGCTTCACGCATTCTCCCAGCAGAGTCTATAAATCTGCCAGCATTAACATCAGCTCTTCGTAATTTATTGCCAAACTCATCAATAGTATTTTGTGCAGTAACGCCAGACTTAGCCAGCTTATCAAGCTCGACCTGACCTTTTTTTAACTGAGATGTGTCGACTGAAAACCCTATTGATGCTATATCTTGCATGGCGCTCGCTCGCTTGATTTATGCTACATTATAACATGCTAGCGTAGGATAGATTTCACCTTGGCATTCGTTCTGGCACGCGCTTTTTCAATGTCGATGAACTCTGGAAAAGCGTCTTTTGAGAAGTTAGAATTTCTGAATTTATTAACGTAGGCGTTGCTGATGTCGATCATTAGCTTGGCTTCAAACGGCTGCAAGTCATAGCCACTCATGTTGCTCCACGATTCCAGATCAGGCCATCCGATTGACTCTAAGCCATTTGCTCCAATCCTGCACATTCCGACGTTGTAATTGATTAGCTCAAAAAGATACAGATACTGACCGCCGTCTGGCATATCTTCGCCATCTAATCCTCGGCTCTGTGGCTTGTAATCAGGATGTGGTTTCTGCGGTTTAGGCTTGAATGAGTCGTAGTAGGCGCGCTGCTTAGTGTAAGTAATGAGTTTTTTTCGCTCGTCTTGATCGACTGCAAGTGAAGAGTAAAGCCGATCTACGCGCAGACCGGCTTCAACTATGTCTATTTTTTTTTATGTTTTGCCACGATGTTAGATCGATCAAGTATCGCTGTGTTGATTTGGATAGGAATCCACTTGATCAGCTTAAGCATGTCAAGCGCGTTTTCCTTAGTTACGTCTACCCACTCGTCTGGTTTTTCGGGATCAACACCTAGCAACTTACCGCCTGCCGTACAAGCTGCAATCGTCTCCAGCGTCATCTCTTCGTTAGACTCGAAGTTCGCTAGCATTTCCTCAACAGTAAGTTTGCCTTCGCCTTTGTCTTGCTCTTTCGCTAGCTTAGTGAACAGCTCTCGCTTTCTGGCGTTCTGATAGACTTCTGAGTCCATGCCGTAGACTAGAAAGAACATTTTATCGCCGGTTTTTTTGTCTTCTAACTTCTCGCCAGTTTCGGGATGTTCAAGCACAACTTCAAACGGCGTTTCAGCCAGCTTCGTGTAATTTAACTCGAATAACGGTTGCATTTTTCTATTCTCCAAGCTCGCGCAATTTCTTTTCGTCATCAGCAAACAATCTAATTGTTGCTGCATTATCATTTCCGATACCAATCACAGATTCAAGAACATTATCAACATATACTGTTTTTTTTTTGGGCCTGCGCTTGGTTTGTTTCTTTTTAATAGCTCTTTTAATAGTTGTTCGTCACTATAATTATTTATGCTCATTTTCTATTCTCCTACAAATGAATCCGCATTGTATCACAAACAAAAAAGCCCTACCGAAGTAGGGCAAGGTGGTGCAGGAGAATTAAGGAGCCGCTACTTCAACCCAATCCGCAGTAACCGCAACATCAGCATTAGCAAACTTCATATCTTCAGCGGTGTTAGTTGCAACTCGATAAGAATTAACAAGCGCTTGACTATAATGAGATGTGCCGTCAGGCTCTACAGCCTTAATAGAGTACGGGTCACGAGAATCCTCAGCTGCACGCATAATAATCTGACCGGCATCAGTAGTGTCTTTTAGCATCTGCATGCTTAGATCACCGTTATCTCGCGATGATTTTCGCTTGATAATTGTTCCAGTTTCTAATAGCGTAGCGGTAGCGTTATTCCACACTCCGCCGATTTCACCAAGCGTAGTGATCTCGCCAACCTTCGTAAAAGTCAGCGCCTCGTAACCCGCTTGGTCTTCTGTGGCTGGAATCCCAGCCGAAATGTGGAACGTCGTTCCGAGTGAGCCTTCAACAGCCATAATAACCTCTAAAATTTACTATTAATAGTAGTTACATTATAACATATCATTTAACGGGCTTTTGCTTAGACTTGATGTG